TTGAATACAGAAGGCAGATAGAAGAAGAGATCGGAACTAAACTACCACCAGTCGGTGAACCTTTACCGCCAGAAATAGAACTTAGACTATCAACCTTAGTAGCTGCTGCTGCACAACAATTACTAGGTAAGAACATGCAAGCTGCACAGATGGAACAAGTACAAGAACAAATGCAAGACCCTGTTCTACAAATGCAACAACAAGAACTAGCTATAAAAGCACAACAAGCACAAGACAAAGCTTCAACTGATGAAGCACGTATAGCTGCTGACTTAGAGAAAGCTAGAATGAAAGATGAACTTGAACGTATTAAGATTGAAGCTGATCTTGAAATGGCTGGTGCTAAAGTTGGTTCTGATATAGCTAGGGTATCTGCACAAGAAAGAACTAAGGGTGCAGAGATAGGCAGAAAGATAGCAGAAACTCTGACTAAAGACGATGGAAGTTGATATAAAGTTTACAGAGGACTTGACACAGAGTTTAAACGATGAGATAAATAGAATTACTGAAGTCATTGTAGATGGGGAAGTGAAAGATTTGACTGAACTTTACCACCTCAAAGGCAAGATCGAAGGGTTACGTATTGCCCTCCGTGAGATAACTGATAAATATAATACAGCTATCGAAAGTTAATACGCACCTTTCGTGGTGAAAGGAAGGAGAACGTCAAACTCCTATATATATTTGATGCAACATAAGGCAACTTATGACAGTAGAAGCAGTAAAAGAGGAAGCTGTAGATAAAGTAGAAACTACCGAAGCTACACAACTTCCCGAACCTCAAGGGTATAAAATATTGATAGCACTACCAGAACACGAAGAAGTATCTGATGGTGGTATTATTATTGCAGACCAATATAGAAAAAGAGAGGAGACAGCATCCATAGTGGGTTTTGTTCTAAAGATGGGTCCAGATTGTTATAAAGATGAAAATAGATTTCCTACAGGTGCATACTGTAAGGAAGGTGATTTTATTATTATGAGATCATATAGTGGCACACGCATGAATATACATGGAAAAGAATTTAGACTCATTAATGATGATACTGTAGAAGCTGTTGTAGATGACCCTAGAGGAATAGAGAAAGCGTAATGGAAGAAGCACAAGCTTACGAAGATGATATGGAACTAGCACCTACTACAGAAGTGCAAGTACCCATACCAGATGTAGAGATAGAGGTATTAGATGATCGTCCAGTAGAAGATCAAAGACCTCCTAAACAAGAACTAGCCGATGATGATGTCGAAGAAGAGATAGAAGGCATTGGTGAAAGAACAAAAAAACGTATAGATAAACTTAAGTTTGACTATCACGAAGAACGTAGAAAAGCAGAAGCAGCACAAAAGGTTAGAGACGAAGCTGCTAATATAGCTAAACAGCTACATGATGAGAATCAAAAACTTAAAGCAACTGTAGCTAAAAGTGAAGATGCTCTAATTAACAGTTTAAAAACTAAAACATCTACTGAAATAGAGTCAGCTAAAAATGAATATAAAACAGCTTATGAGTCAGGTGATACTGAAAAGCTTTTAGAAGCACAAGAAAAACTTAGTGCAGCTTATGCAGATAAGTCATATGTAGAGAACTATCAACCTACTATGCAGCAACCAACTCAGCCACAGACTCAACAACAGTATGTGCAACCGCAATATGCACAACCAACTCCACAACAGCAGCCCTCAATAGACCCTGCTGCTGCAGAATATATTAGAAATAATCCTTGGTTTGAACGTGCTGGTGACGAAGATATGACAGCATTAGCATATGGTATGCATTCTAAATTAGTAAGAGAAGGTGTTGATCCTATAAGGGATGCTGATACTTATTATGCAAGAGTAGATGAAGCAATAAAACAAAGATTTCCTGAACGCTTTGAGGAGAACACTGCATCCTCACAGCGACCCTCGACTGTGGTAGCACCTGCTAATAGAGCAAGTTCTAAACAGCGCACAGTGCAGTTAACCAAGACTCAAGTTACTCTCGCCAAGAAACTTGGACTTACACCAGAGCAATACGCAGCGCAATATGCGAAGGAGCAAAGATAATGGAAAAGTCAGAACAAAATGATGTTCAAGAGCGCAACCCACGTGAATTAGAGTCAAGAGACTCTGAGCAACGAGAACAACCTTGGTCTCCCCCA